TTCAAATGTAAAAAAGTAAAAGCAGAGACAGAGGTCTACCAGGATAGAAAAAGAATTTTAAAAATAATTGAATAAAAAGAACCCAATAGCTAAATATCTTAAAGATAGACGATACCGTCAGATTGTGGTAAAAAATAAGAAAGCTTATGACCGAAAAAAACTCTCTAAAATTTCAGGCAGAAATAGTTAATGGCAGATGTCCTACGTGTCATGAGTACACGATGTTAGTAGGTATTACGCGAGAATTCTATCGATGTATGAACTGTGGTGCAGATTTAGAACAACACATAAATGGTAAGATAAGTTATTTACCTGTGTTTCATCCACCTGATGGCACTAAACCCTTTGTAAAAGACTGGATAGATGGCTAAAAAAGCTAAAGGATTGTATGCGAAAGTGGCTCACGAGCCTATTTTTCACAAAACAAGTATAGGTAGAAATCCTAGCCTTACAAAAATGAACAAATCCCGTAGGCGTTCGTATAAAAAATATCGCGGCCAGGGAAAATAGGGGTTGACAAATATCCTTTGATATCCTATATATAAAGTATGAAAGAAAAAAAAATAACAATAACAAGCAAAAATATATCATCTAAACAATGGTCTACTTTAGTGCTAGAGTTAAACTTAATGAAACAAGCGTGGGAAAGATACGCTAAGTTAGAGTTAAATACTCCAGGATTAAAAAAGATAATTGCCCACGGAACACGGAGCCATGAATCAAGACAAGATTAATAGAGCCGCTATAATGTGGAATAGAACTAAAGATCCACAATATAAGGAACTTTGGTATAGATATGTAAAGGAGTTTGCAGATGGAATTAATTATTCTAAACGACGGAATGTATCATCTCGTTCCTCTAACAAAAGCAATGATGGAGGGATTAGCTTTGATAAAAAATCCTGGTATAACTTGCTCTGATTTGTGTGATATAGTTAGGTTAAAGTTAACTACTTATTCTGATACTATCAACGGTCATATAATGAATGACAATAGTGGTACTATGGTGGGATGTATATGCAAATAAGATTGAAAAGGACCTCCGTCCATATAACGCCTAGCGCTAGTCCCTGTACGGCAACCTTAGAAGCGGCAAGTCCCGTGGAGGTGTGGAGCCTTTGCTCTCCTGCAAGTACGTGCACGGAAACCAGGAGGGTTATATGATTCTAAATTTAGCAATTACCTTCTTTATAATCATTCTAATCTACGGATTTATAGGAGCATTATTAGTAATGTGGAACAATGAAAGATAAAACATTAGACGGATATTACTACGACGGTAAAAATCTATACGAGTTATGGATTGATGAAGATGGTAATATTACACAGAAAAAAATAAACACCTACTCTAAAGAGGGAAAACAAGAGTAGGCAATTGTGGTGAGAAGCTTAAGCCTCTATCACAATGTTGCCACATTGTCAAATCGTGTTTTCAGGTGTGCAAGTAAATCTAATATAAATGTTATGTTTGTTAACTTCTTGTCTACCTATCTCTTGCATTTTATTCAAAGATTCTTCATAACCAAAAATCATGCAATCGTATTGTGATTCAAACGAGTCAGGCCATGGATATGGTGTCATACAAGTACCGGCTACTTGTGAGCATATAATTAAAGTTAATATAAATTTCATCCTTGACAAACCTCATTTTAATCCTATATATTGCTCAGAAATAAATGAAAGGAACTATGACTGATATAACAAAATATAGAAATGTTTCGTTAACACATGAAACATACAAGACACTTATAAGTTTGTCCAAGGTATTATTGCCCGATGCCAAATTATCTATAAGTAAAACCATTGAGCAAATTGCGAATGAGAAAGCGAAGAAGTTAAATGGCAAAATTAAAAGCAAATAGAATACAAAAACACATCTGTCCTACCTGTAGAGGTAATGGCTTTGTTAAAGTAATTCACGAATCAGATTTAGAGTCGCATGTTCATCAATGTTGGGATTGTGATTCAGAGGGAGAATTTTATGAAATTGTTGAAGATAATGATCTTATTGATGACGGTCCTGATTTTAACACAGTGCACTAGATTAGATTTTGATAGTTTTGATCCTACGACGTCAACTTTAAAATGGATTTTAACTAATGATAGATGACAAACACAAGAAAGGTTTAAGAGCAGAACTTCTTGCTCAAGCTTACTTTTTAGAAAAAGGTTTTAGAGTTTTTGTTGCGTTAGGTGGACTAGGTCCTATTGATTTTATTGTAATCGATAAGAATAATAAGATTAGATACTTTGATGTTAAGTTTAAAAGTTATCGTAAAGACGGTACGAAAATTTGTAGGGTTAATAATAAAGTAGAAGGTGTAAAGATTGAAATTGTTTACGTTGATTTATTTAGCGGAGAAATATCTGTTGCTCAACACAATACCAGGGAGTGGCATAAACGGTATAAAATTGGTAAGGATGAGAGAGGAAAATATACTGGAGAGATATTAGAGAGAGATAGCGAAGAAGAAGATTATCTTAAAGAGTTAAAGAAGAAATTATGAGTAAAGATAAAAAGCCAAAATGGGATGGAAAATCAAGGGTTTCCACGGATTTGTATAGAAAAAGATACGATGAAATATTTAAAAAAAGAACTAAAAAAGAAAAGCTAGAAGAGACTAAAAAATTGTTAGAAGAGATAGCTGATAGAAATGGATTTTAAAGTATGATGAGTGAAGAAGATTTAAAAGAGTATCACAATATAGAAAAACAAATGAAACAAGGTCTAAAGATTAATAAAAAATATAACTATATCAGTGGTACACAGCACACGGACCAAGGATCACGGACCTATGATATAAATGGTTCTAGACTTCCAAGTGTGACTACTATATTAGGCAAAACAAAAGATCAAAAATTTTTAAAAGATTGGACGGCTAAAGTTGGAAAAGAAAACGCAGAACGAATCAAAAATTTATCTAGTAAACGTGGGACAGCCATGCATAAATTCCTGGAATCTTATGTACTCGGAGTTGGCTACGATGATCTTACAGGGCTCGGACAGGAGGCGAAAGCCATGGCCGAAAAAGTTATTGATATCGGTCTTACACCTGTTGAAGAAGTCTACGGCTCAGAAGTCACGTTGTATTATCCTGGGTTATACGCTGGGTCTACTGACCTGGTTTGCAGCCACAATGGCATGGACACTATTATAGATTTTAAACAAGCCAATCGCCCTAAAAAATTAGAATGGATAGATGACTATTTCTTACAAATTGCTGCATATTGCATGGCGCATGACCATGTCTATGGCAGTAAGATTCAACAAGGTATTATTATGGTCTGTACACCTGACCTGTACTATCAAGAATTTAAGTTTAAAGACGCAGAGTTAAGATCCTGGAAGCACAAGTTTCTCAAACGACTAGACATGTATCATGAGCTACAATTTGATGAAAAGAAAATAAGCAAACCATACAACCCGGAGGACTTTTTCAATGGCAATTAGTAATGATCTATACAAAGTCATGGTGAAAAGATACGAGTCTGAGATTGCAGATGCAGCAGTCAAGCTAAAACTGTACATAGAAGGCCCGCAGGTTATACCTGAACATCCAGACATCACGGCAGAAATAGATAAATTAGTCTCAAAAATAGCAGAAAGTGACGATAAGTTGGCTACATTGAGGCAATATTGTGGCAAACATTAGAATAATTCTAAACTGACACAAATATCTGACACATAAGAGATCTCACAGATATTTTTTATTTTTAAAAAAAATTTTTTATGCTAAAATTTATGTCATTTCTGTCAGTCAAGCAATAAACATAATAAAATCAACTATTCTAGACGATTTTTACTGCCAAAAACATTGACAGAAATTTTTAAAATGACAGAAATTTATGTCAAGAGTCAGTGGTGCCTTCGCGCGCGCGCAAACGTGTTTTTAAAACTGGTAATTATCTGTCATATCTCTTATAAGGGGGTATGCCTAGGAAAAGAAGAAAAAGCGTCGTAACTGATGGAGCTCCCGATATACCTTATCCGAGAGTTCGAGTGGAGTGGATTGACTGTGTCAGTGACTCGGGCTGGGCTACTGATAAAGAGTTTGATAGAATGAAATTTGCAAAACCAATTAATGAAGGTTGGTTGTATTCACAAGATAAAAATTCAATTAAATTGTTTGCGTCTTACGATAAAGATGAAGATGGTTTTACTTTTGGGGATCGGACGATGATTCCAATTCCTTGGGTTCGGAAGATAACGAAGGTTTAACGTCTTCTGACTCTCCTTCAACAGTTTTTATGTCTAACAAAGAGGCGTAGTCCTCTAGAATCTTTGCTCTTTTTGCTAGCAGTTCCTCTTCTGACATTTCTTCTAGTTTACCTGTTTTTATTATTTTTCTATCTATGTATAGCCCTGCTGCCTTTCCTCTTGATACTTCTGCGTTCACAGCAGATGAAAAGCTACCCTTCTTCAAAGCTGCAGTTTTAATTCTATCTAATTCAGCTACATGTTTTGCGTAAGTCACTTCATGTTTTTGTAGACGTTCTTCTTTTAGTTTACCAACGTAAGCTACCACCAGTGGTGATAGTCTTGGGTTTAAAAGTTCAGAACCTTCTTGACGTGCACGTTTAGATGAATAGCCTGCAAGCACTGCGGCTTCTGATTGAGACACAGGTCCTTCAGGTCCGCCAAATACTATAAACTCAGCAAACCTTTTTTGCATTTCTGTTAATCTTTTAGGAACTCCCATATTGACAATTTAAGGTAACTCTCCTATATTGTCAAGGTATGAAAGACAAACGTACTTATACAAAACTGAAAGAACATGGAGAAGATATGTCATTAGAAAATGAAGTTACGATTAAGAATGAAACTAATGAAGACAGGGGTCCAAGTGATCTTACGTTTTTAATTGATCAACACAGAAAAGAAATTTGGCAGTGGAAACAAAAAGAGATGCATTGGATACAAACTGCTACTACACTACAAGGTGCTAAACAAGTTGTAAATGAACTGAGTAGTAAACTAACTCAAATGGCAAAAAGAATACGAGAATTAGAAAAACTTCTTGCAGAGAAAAACAAATGAGAGTAAGAGACCTGCAGGAATTCCTTTCTACTTTTACCGCTAGTAATAAGTCAGGCACAAGACAAGGTAATGCTGTTAGTGACGCTGTTATATACGTTGAAGTAAATGGTCAACTACAAGAAATTAAAAAAATGGAAGTGCACGAGAACAGTCAAACTATATTTGGAGCAATTGGTAATCATCAATCGCACCGACTTGTTATGAAAACAGGAGCAAGAGCTAATATAATTTTACCGGATAAATTGCGTACACCTGGCGCATAATGAACGACAGTGTTCCCTCAAAAATCTCATGGGTCCAGAGACTAAATTCTATCAAGAAATTAAGCGTAAGCTTTCAGATATTTCGTGGACTAGGCTTGAAAACCTTAGCACTTTGGGCACTCCTGATTTATTGGGGTGTAATAGTTCTGGGCACTTTTTCACTGTTGAGTTAAAAGTAACAAAGAGTAAAAAAATTAAATTTTCGCCTCATCAAATTGCCTTCCACACACGTCATCCACACAATACCTTCATCATGGTAAAGGCCCTTGGTCCTTTACCCAAGAATACTTTTTCAGTATCCATGTACCGTGGTTCTAGGATCTTGGAACTTGCAGCCTGTGGCTTGCAGCTTGAAGCTTGCAACTTAGGGCTTGACGCTTGTCGCTTGACGCTTACTAAGCTTGGCGCTTGAAGCTTGATGCTTGTCGCTTGCAGCTTGTTGCTTGAGGCCCGGACCAGGATGCACGCGGCTAAGCCCACGCGTCGAGTTAGCTCCGCTAATGACCTGATCCGAATTATTACGTAGCTTGCGTAATTCTTTATAATATTTTGGGTGTCTCCACATGTCAATGAATCCCGTATGATATATTTTTTATTTCTTTATTCCAACAGTTTCTGCAGTCTCTGCATTCATTGTCTTGCTTTGGTGCTGGACAGGTAGCGCCGCTCTTCACCACAGTTGAGTAGTGCCTGAAGCTGCCAGCGGGTTCCTGTCCCACCATCGGCATGGAAAAACGAATAATTAAATTGTCTGGTGCATGCTGTAGGTGCTTCTGTATCCATGCTTCACGGGTCGGTAACCAGTGACGCTTAGAAGGTGTCAACCTGCATACTTCATAAATTTTGTTTAGGTGGTCCAGATCCTGGACGTCGCCGCTGTCATGCCAGCGGAACACGTTGGGCTTTTTGCTGTTGATCAAGTGAGCCAT